AACATAACCACCTTCGTGTTCTAAAGTTAAATCAATTATTTCATCAAACGTTGTTAAAACCGTATCTTTCATTGGTTTACTCCTAAATATGTTAATAAATAGTTTAAAAATTTCGTATATACTCATATATAAATATCAACATAAACAAAAAAGGGTGAGATATTTCCCACCCTTTTAAGTTGTTTAAAGTTACCTTCCCAGTTTTCTTTATCAACTGTATATCCATCTGCAGCTACCTGATTATAAAATGTCGGTATTTCTTGTTTTTTAAACTCTTTAAGTTTTTCTATTTCATCTCTTACCCATGATAACTTATTTTGTTTTACTTTTTCTTGTTCCCACTCATTATATGTACCGTCAATTCTCATTTTATTTTCTATTTTTATTTGACAATCAAAACAATGTTGATATAAATACCACATTTTTTCATCTAATTGTCTTTTCATTACTTTTTTACACTCAGGACAAAACCAAGGCATTCTAGCTTCTTTAGTCGCTTCTAATTTTTCATCAACTCTTTTTTGTTCTAGTTCTTTTTCTTTCTGTAATTTCTTTTTAAATTCCAAATCTTCTTGTGGAACAAAAATTCTCTTTTCAGGTGTTTCTCCCCTTAAAATAGATCGCATCGCTTTATTTTGTCGTACTCTCTCTCTATATTCTGACATAACTAAAAGTTTAATAAACCTACAATCTGATTTACGGGTGCAAAAGCTCCTGTAAACTTGTAAGTATTACCTTTATATTTAAACACTATACCTTCTGTAGGTACAACTGATGATAATCCACCAATTTTTTCTAATTTACTTAACTGTTGTTTTAAAGTTTCTATCTTCTTAATATCTCCACCACTTTTTACTATCTTTATCGCATTAATTACATCTTTTCTTATTTTTTGCACTGCAGTCTTAGGTGATGCTGCTAAGTAACCACTTATATTCTTTAATATCTCTGCGCCCACATCAAAAAACAATACTTCAAACGGTTTCATATTTTGTTTTACCCATTTTTGATGATCGTTTTTATCAAACGTAAGTGCCCAATTTAAAAATTCTTTATTCTTTATATCTTTTTTCATCATTTGTACTTTATACGATTTATCAAGGAAAGCCCATCTTTTAGTCAAATTAACTAAAACTCTATTTGGTATTTTATACTTATGTTGTTTTGACGCATTAAAGATAAATTCTTCCCAAAATGACTGATGATATTTAGATAATGTATCATTGTCTTTTAATTTATATTGATTTTGTAACTTCTTTAATTTATTTAAATAAACTTTTTTCTTTTTCCCGAAATCTTGTACTTTAGGTACTTCTAAAAATTGTGGTTTACCTATCGCATAATGTTTTTGTACATGCTGATTAACCTGTTTAATCATTCCAGCCAACATACGAGCTGAATCTTTGGGTTGTCCTATCGCTGTACCGCTTTCATTATATTCCAATGTTCCATGAAATACTATTTGAGCTTTATCATAATCTATTACATTTGCGGATGCTGGATATATAACTTCAAGATTCATCCATCTTTTACCATTACCAAAAACTTTTTCTTTTTGTTTATCTGATAATGAACTTATAGATTTATTTAAATCTTTCATTGCAAAAACAAAAGCATCTTTAATATCACCTCTACCTGCAAATTTAGAGGCAACACCTTTAATATCCATTGCTGTTGAACCGAAATTCTTTAACTGACCTTTGTTTCGTGCTGTAACTAACTTTCCTTTTACCCAAGAAACCATTAGATTCTGACCATCAAGTTTCTCAGTAACATTATCTTCACGACTAAGCTGACCGCCGAGTCCTATAATAACTATGTTCTTTAAATCTGAAAATGTAAGATTTTTGTCATCAAAGGGATGATTCATGTGTCCATATGCTCCGCCCATTAATAATAACTCCTTTCCGTTATACGGTTTATTTGTAACTAATAGATTTACATATTCTGTTAAATCTAATTTTTCTTTCATTGACATCTTTTTATCATATGCGTCATTCTTCATTTGAATGATATCACCGATAAAAGGTGACCTTCTTAAAGCTTTAAATGCGAGATTTTCAACTGAAAATTCTCCACCTCGTTCTAATCCAGAACTTCTCATTCTCTTCAGTTTATCTTGAATCTTTTCTACCATCTGTATTATTTCATCATACTTACCATCTTTCATCATTTTTTGTAATACTGGCATTGAACCTAAATAACCTTCAGCTTTTGAACGAATATCATCTAAGTCAATTTGTAAT